AGGGTAGTGTGCTTTCTGCTGATAAAGTTAGTAGGTCTATCAACATATACAACAGGGTATTTAATGCTCACCAAAGAGCTACGGGTTGTAGTTCTTGTTTTGTATCAAACGTATATAATCCTTTGAAAAGATTATATGAGAACTATTAAAAACGAAAGAGAGCTGTTTGATTATTTAAGGCTTTATCACTTTACAGACTTAGTTAAATCTAAGTACAAGATGTCAAAGTGGGATTGTTATTCAAGTATATGGGGATATAGGATTGAGCTGAAATGTAGAACTAAACACTATGAGGATTTGATTATTGAGAAAAGTAAATATGATTATTTAATATCTGAGTGTTTCGGATCAGATGAAACACCTCTTTATATATGCAGCACACCAAAAGGCATATACTGTTATAATCTTTTTTTAGCTGATCCAAGATGGGAAATCAATAGTAAAAATCCAGCAACAACAAACTTTAGCAATAAGAAAAGAGTAGAAAAAGTTGTAGCATATATTAGTATTGATAAGGCACAAAAGCTTTTATGAAAACAATAAGACTACTTGATGGATCAGAATGGAATGTCGATGAATTAATTGACAAGATGTATGATAATGAATTTTATTATGGTTACTTAGGTGAGAACTGTTTGTCTTCATCCTCTTGTAAAAAGCTATGTGAAAGTGTTGAGGATTATTTGTTTCAAGATACTGCCTTAGATTCTAATATAAAACCACTGAGAGACGGCAGGCTGTTTCACGTTACTGTTTTAGAGTCAGATAAATTAGATGACTATTATGATTTCGTAGATGTTGGAACAAGAAGAAACAAAGAGTTCAAGTCTATGTTTGCAACATCAAAAAAAGAAGTAATGCTCCACAAAGAGAAGCTTTGGGCAGAGGATCTTAAACATAGTATTCTTAAACACAGTAGGTCAAAACAATTAATTGAAAGCGGCAAGCCTGAAGTTCCAAACATAAATTATGTTTTTGGATTACCTTTTAGAGGTAAGGCTGATTTATTATGCGAGGATCGAGTTGTTGATATAAAGACAACTGGCGACATTGATAACTGGGATTACAATAAGTTTTTTTATGGCTATGATATACAAGCCTATTTATATATGAAGCTGTTTGATAAAGAAGCCTTTGAATTTATAATAATTGATAAGCGTACAAAAAAGGTAAAGACAGATGAAGTTTCAGAGGATTTTGTTAAGTCTGGAAAACGAAAAGTTGAGAAGGCAGTTGGAAACTATGTCAAGTACTTTGGAATTTAATGATCCATTGTCAAAACTATATTTTGATTTTACAGTAGAAGATTTGACACACGGATCTACTATTGAGGAATGTGAAAGAACACTTAAGTTTTTTGAGGACTTAGAACTCTATGAAGAATGCGAAGGAATATATTTAGCTATAAAGTCAGCAAAATTTTTCTTAGGTTTGTCAAAAATTAATTAACAATATGAAACTATCACAAATTAAATCTTTTGTAGAACATTGCACAGAACTTGACTTAACGCAAAAGACTAGACAAAGATCTTACGTTTATGCAAGAGCTGTATATTTTCATCTAGCAAGAAAACACACTTCCTGCGGTTTAGAAAAGATAGGTGAATCAATGGGGATACACCACTCATCTGTATTACACTCATTAAAAAAAGTAATACCTACTGTAATGAAATATGATCATTACCTGGCAAGTGTTTGTAAAAACTTTGAGAAAGAATACAAGCACTTTATAAACAACACAAAAAAAGGTAAATTAGATTTGATCAACGAAAACATTAGCCTAAAATCTGAGATCATTAAATATAAGATAATGATTAAGGATTTGAATGAAAAACAAAAGGTACAAGAAGGATGTTGATAAAAAGAAAATTAACACAAGCTATAACTTGGAAGCTATATCTTGGTGTTTGAAAAACGGGTATAAGCTTTACCCAGTGCCTGTTGGTAAACTATTTGTGATTGTATTAGAATATAAAGGCACAAAAGCAGAAAGCGAAAAACTATATACAAAGACCAATTGGAGTGACAAGATTTGGAAAACATATCAACACATATACAAAACTAAATGCCTAGAAAGAAAACAGTAAGGAAGTATATGAAGACTACTGACGGTAGAAAGAATAACGGTCAGAAGCCAGGAGACGCTGTTTTAAGGCGTTCTCTGGCGACTTCTAGTAAAATGAATGTCGCTAAACGCAATAGGTCAAAAGTATTGGCTACTGACGCTATAAGACAGATATACGGATCTGAACAAGAGTTCTGGAAACTTATAGCCGAGAATGCAAGAGACTCACAGTTTGACCGTAAGATGATCGTTGAGTATGTTTATGGGAAGCCAAAAGATTATGTGGATCTGGGTGGTAATGCAGAAAAGGTTGATATATCCATAATGAATTTCTTTGAGGGTAGTAAAGAAAAAACAATAGATATAGATGAAACCACCGAAGCTGAATAGCAAGTACCAAGCATTTGGAAATCAATCAAGATATTTTATAGTAACAGGCGGAAGGGGCAGTGGTAAATCATTTGCAGTAAATGTATTCTTATTGCTGCTTACTTATGAAAGAGGTCACAAGATATTGTTTACCAGATATACAATGGTATCAGCAGCATCATCAATTATTCCAGAGTTTATTGAGAAGCTAGAGCTAATGGGTGTGGTCGAAGACTTTAGAATAACTAAAGATGAGATCACCAACATAAAAACAAAGTCAAGTATATTGTTCAAAGGTATACGAACTGCATCAGGTAATCAAACAGCCGCACTCAAATCTTTAAACGCAATAACTACATTTGTACTTGATGAAGCTGAAGAGCTGACAAACGAAGATGACTTCGACAAAATAGATCAATCTGTAAGGGTGAAAAATAAACTCAATAGGGTTATACTAATACTGAACCCAACCACAAAGGAACATTGGATATTCAGTAGGTTCTTCCAAAATAGGGATGTGCCTGATGGATACAACGGCATAAAACAAAACATAACATATATTCATACAACTTACTTAGACAACAAAGATCATCTGTCAATATCTTTTCTCAACCAAATACAAGACATCAGAAGAAGAAGACCAGAGAAATATGTTCATCAAATTATGGGAGCTTGGTTAGAAAAGCAAGAAGGTGTTATATTCAAGAACTGGAGGATAGGAGACTTCAATGAGAACTATGATATTTATTATGGTCAAGACTTTGGTTTTAGTATTGATCCGACTGTCCTCACTAAACTCAGTATAGATAAAAAGGGTAGGCGTATATTTTGTAAAGTAATGTATTGTAAAGCTGGACTATCTACATCACAGATTGCAGACTTCAATATAAGATATGCTGGACCACAACTCATAATATCAGATAACTCTGAGCCGAGACTTATCAAAGAAGTCAAGGCGAAGGGAGTGAACATAAGACCGACCATTAAACGCAGTGGGTCTATTCTGTCTGGTATTGCATTACTACAAGACTTTGATTTAATAATAGATCCTGACTCTACGGATCTTGTTAAAGAATTAAATAATTATGTTTGGGCAACTAAAGGTCAAACTAAACCTGTCGATAAATTTAATCACTGCATCGACTCAATCCGCTACGCAGCTCAATACGCTTTAGAAGGATTTAACAAAGGCACTTACTCTATTCGTTAAACGCAGTAGGGTAATCATTAAACGCAGTAGGTTTATCGTTAAACGCAGCTGGGTCAGGCAGATACACAAAAAAATAATTAACATTTTATACACAATTATTTAAAAAAGTTTTATATATTGCATCCAACAAAACATTTTAATTATGAATAAAAAACTAAAACAATTTATAAAAGAGTCCGAGAATGGTAAAATATTTTCGGCAACCTTCATTA